TTCACGTGGTAAACAAGTGGTAAACGCCAACGCAAAAACCCCAATAGAAAAACCCCTCTTCCGGTCTGGAAGAGGGGTTTTCCTATTGGGTAATGTGGCCAAAAGGCCTCAAGGTAGCGGGGACTGGGATACAAAACAACATTGAAAAACAAGCAGTTACGGCCGACGTGGTAAACACTTGTTAAACATTTGCCCCGAGCAGGTCGAGGTAGCGCGGTTTGAGCAGCTCGCGGCTGCCGTGCCATAACTCCTGCACGTACACCTGACCATCGGCCGCATCCTTCAGGTGGGCCCAGCAATGCGCGTCCAGTGACTCTTCAAAGGTCACGGGGCGCGCGTCTTCGTTTACCAGGTACACGTCGCCCTGGGCAAATGCTTTCTGGAGCTGGCGTAGCTCAGCGGAGTCAGGCAGGTTCTGGGCCATATTTATCCTTGTACTTACTGATAGTTCGGAGTGCGCTGATTAGCTCCTCCTGAAGCGACACTATCTTTTTCTGGCAATCCTGGAGCAAGTGGGCACTTGGAACCGGCGCACCACTAACGGCTTCTACCAGGCCGGATGGTAAGTCCTTAAAATCTGCGGAGAAGTCGTGTCGGATGATTTTCCCGATGGCTAGAATCCGGTCGAATGACATCTCGGGATTCGCAAAGTCCAGATACATCTGTGACCGAGAAAGCCGCAGCTTCTCGACTAAATGCGAGACAGTAATGCCGCTTTCCTGAACCGCCTTCCTGACTATTTCGCCTCGGTGAATCATTACGACACAAAATTGTGCAGTAGACCGAGCTAAAAAAGATACAGAATTAACCATCTATTGCTTGCTTTTGACCTATTAATTGGACACTTTTGTGCAGTCAACTCGTAAGAGTTAGGCGGGCAACTCACAAATAGTAGGCCATTAACTTTTAAAAGCTCATGCTATGATGATTAAAAACAGGCTTAAGGAGATGCTTTTAGCCTTCGGAATCAAGACAATGACTCCGACAAAAAAACTTCTCGATGAAAAGCTGGGCGGCATGACGCCCCACCGCTTCAACCAAATCCTGAACAACGACAGCAAAACAGAACTGTCCGTTTTGGAGGTCAGGCAAATCCAGAAGTGGCTCAGCGAATTGACCAACCAACCGGAGTCGGCCATCGCGCTATTGGAGGAAGTGCCCGCATGATAGTCGACGGCGTGCTCATCCTCTACACCAGCAACCCCAAGTGGTCGCAGATGCTGGTGCTCTCCCGGCTACTCGGCCGCGAGGTCTACCTCAAGCCTCTGACCCAGCTCGAGCGCAAACCGAAGGTTGCCATCGCCCCCGAAGTGGCGGAAATCCTGCTCCTAGTTCACCCCAATTAATTTTTTCATCCACCAACGCTCCTACTAAGCGATTCATGGAACCCACAACCAAATCCCTAACCGAGATGGGCCTCACGCCCTTAGCCGACTACTCGCGGCAAGAACTATATATCGGCCGGCCGGCCCTCTACCTCTACTCTGCCAACGGCACGAAGGTCGACCGCGACCTAGCCGCCATGAGCATCCAGCTGCGCCTGATTGAAGCGCTGGAAGGCACGTCGGGCACTAGCCGCTTAGCTCGACTAAGCGTTCCGTCTAGCAAAAAGGGGCAATTCTGCGAATTCATCGCATCACTAGCGCAGGAATGGGGTAGCACCACGCCATTTGTAGAAGGTGTCGAAGACCAGCCTGGTATTGGCGCTGTGGTGATAGTTCAGTACAGCAAGGCTGAACAACTGTATTACGTAGGGATACGCTGGGAGCAGAAACTGCAGGCCCAACGTCAGCAAGGAGGGCATCAGTCATGAAGGCCATCCTAACCAAAGAGGAGCAGCTGCTGCGCGACGTCCAGCACCTAGCGACCGAAATCGTGAATCTGACCGGGGGCACCACTACCGAGGCCGACATCCGGACGGCAATTGAAATGGGCCAAACCACTTGGCACAAACTGGCCGACATGGGCCAGGTGCGGGGGCCGTGGGACTTCTTCCGCGCGCTGCCCAGCGGCCAGGTAGAATGGCTCACCGCCCACACCGACTGCCCTGCGATGAATAGAAGCCGCGTGTGCAGCATGCTGGAGATGAAGCAGGGCCACCACCTGAGCATGTGGCTCCACCTCGAATCGGCTGGCTTTTGTTCGGATGAGGAGTATGCAGCCGCTAAGGCAGCCTGCGCCAAGCCCGATGTGGTGCTGCTGCAGCGGGCCGAGCAGCGCTGGAGCCAGGCGCAGGCTGAGTTGGAGCAGGAAGGCGTGCTACCCTTTCACCGACCAGCCGCACTACCACCGCTGGTCAAGGTGATATCTAGCCCGATACGCTGGTCACTCAAAAGCGAGGTACGCTGGGCCTGCCGAGTATGCGGGAGGGAAATGGCCTATTCTCAACCTATTAGCCTGGCTTTATCGGCCCTATTGGTGGGCACTTTCATCCAGTACCACGAGGAGCATTGCCAAGGCATTGTGAAGCCGGAAGGTGGGCAGCAAAATGAAATAACCACATGGATAAGCCTACCCTCTCACCCGGCTTAAGGCGTGCCATTGGCCTGATACTGCTGGCCATGCTCACCATCCTACTCCTCCTCAACAACTCCTAAATGGAAGTCTACTCCACTCAGATGCAGGCCGCCGTGCAGCACCAGGTGCAGCAAGCACCCATCGAGTGGCTGTGCCTACTGCTGGCCTACTACCGGCAGCGGGGCGGGCCGGGCCTGGCTCTCGTCGAAACTGAACTGCGCGAGCGCCAGGCCCGGCGCTTGCTCAATTACTCACCGTCTCAAAAAGCATAATTATGCAACCTGAAGAAAACAAGTTTATTACGCTGCTGACGCCCCGCGAGCAGCGTGCTGTTGATAACATCAACGTCGTGCTCAATGGCGACGGCAGCGACCCCGAAAGTGGCCCCGGCGCCTGGGGCGATTGCGGTGAGGTTGATGTGCCTGTAGTGCTGGAGGCCCTGGCCCGCCTGAGCCTAGTGCCTGCCCCTTCGCTGGAGGGCGACCGGCTACCTGATGCCTTTACCAATGCCATCGGCGTGCTAGGACACCTTGGCCGGGAAGGTGTTGCTGAACATCTGCAAGCAGTAGCTAAAAAATGGCAGCAGCGCCTATGTCAAATCCCTGGCCTGCTGGGTCGGGTCGAGGGGCTGCCCAAATCTATCGTTGAAATTAAGGCCGATATCGAGCGGCTACAGGAGCAGACGCGACGCAATAAGGCCGAGCAGCAAACCATACTAGCAAAGTTTGGCACTGAGGATAACAGTGAGCAACGTATGCTCTTGGCAATGAAGAGCGGCAACTTAGACCGCCTCAATAAGGCTTACTTCCTGCGTATCCAGGCCCTGGATTGGGTACTAAACGGAGCACCAACCCAAGCACTCAGCGAGCGGCCAGTCGTTTATCACTGGGTCGACACTACCCAGGCCCAAGCCTTCCAAGACTACCTCGACCACTACCACGACCAGCAAGAGGAGGCCTTAGAGGAAGCTAGCAATGAGCACTATCAAGAGTGGCTGGAAACCTGTGAGCCTGGTGACGAATACGTGGTGAGCGAAAACGACCACAGCCTCGACCCTTACGAGACCGAGTTCGAGGTGGTGAATGTGGAGGTGAGCGAGTTCGGCCAGATGTACCAGCTCACGTTCGTCAGCACTGGGGCGGCCCTACGCTTCGGCCTTGGCTGGGGCCGGTTAGCGCAAAGCAAAGAGGAAGGAGCCCAGGCAAATGACTAAGCTCAAAATCCTCGATAAAAAGACCTTCACCGTAGGTCGGCGCAAGGTCACAGTGCGGCGCCAGGATGTAGCTGATGACGCTAAGCCGCACCAGGTACGGGTGAGTGCAACGGCAAGAGGCGTGAGCGTAGTGCAAACCACTTCTTACGGCCCTGGCGCAGTTGGCAATGCCGATGGTGATTACGCTTGGTTTGACCAAGATAAAGCCGAAGAGTTAGTAAGACAGCTACTTAGATTTTTGGGCACTAAGAAGGGTAGTGCATTAGCTGAGAAGGAGCCTGCCAAATGATACTTAGCTTCAAGGAAACCTTTGTGCCGGCCGTGGTGGCCGGCACAAAGCCCCACACCATTAGGGCCGGCCAGCGCTGGCGGGTGGGCATGAGCATTCAGTTTTACCAGAATGCCCGCCAGAAGTCGATGGCCAAGATTCGGCCCGATGCGGTGGCCAAGGTGGTGCAGGAAATCAAGGTTCCGCGCCCACTGGAGCGCTACTTGGGGCCAGTTCGCCCGCCCGTTTGCATCGTCGATAGCCATGAGCTGACGCCCCTGGAGTGCGAGGAGCTGGCCCGCCGCGATGGATTTCAGGACTTCGCTGAGTTGCGCAAATTCATCGACGACGCGCACGGCCTGCCTTTCATCGGCCAACTGATTCACTGGACTGATTTACGCTACTAAATATGCCTAAGTATCACCTCACGGGCCGCATCAAGCTGAAGGATATCAGCACCGGCACCATTCAGGGCACCATCACGGCCAACAGCCCGGAAGAGGCGCAGGAAAAGTTTAAGCGCATCCTGCGCGAAAAGGCTGAGCAAGTAGTGGACTCGTGCCAGGAGGAGCCTGCACCCAACCCATTTAAGGAAGCAGGCGATTTGCTGCGCGACCTTTTCTCCAAGCTCAATCGAGACGACGAGAAATGAGCCAACCCTACGAAATCGAACTGGTGGCCAGCAACCACAGCGACGGCGACTACCTGCTGGCGTTGCTGGCCACCGTGACCGGCCTACCCAAGCACGAGATATGGGAGCGCCTACCTGAGCACCTCAAGAAGCCCGGCGGCTGGCGGGGCAGCAGCTTCGTGGAGGTGGCCCGCCAGCTGGGCTACAACTGCAATCGGCAGTTCCTTCCCTTCGATGCTCGCACTCCCTGGCCGTGCATTCTGCGCATCCAGACGCCCGAAATTAAAAACGGTTGGTGGGCGCTGGCTTACGCTAACGGCCTTGTCTATGACCCCTCTGGCGGGTGGGTAGATTATCTCGATGAATTCGTGCGCGTCTATCCTCAAGCGCGCATTACCAGCATGTTGCAAATCTGGATTCCCTAAATTTTATGCCTACTCAATCTTTTCAATTTACCGGCGCGGTCGAACTGACCTACGACGAAAACTCTCCCCACTTCCAGGAAGCGCTCGCTAGTTTCCGCGAAGTGATTACGGGCGAGCAGGATACTACGGCTCAACAGATGCTGCAACACGTCGCCTCGAACCTTAATGAGTGGGGCGACCATCGGCGCATGGTTGAAGGCATCGGCTTCGTGCCGCTGGTGGACGACGCGGTGCCTCAGCAAAACTGGTCAGGCATTAAGGTGGCAGCTAATTATGACGAGCGTCATTTCGATTAAAGCAATGACTAGCCGCCAGCAAGAGGACTTACTACACGTCCTGACCCGACTTAACCACTTGACTGCTCATCTGGCAGACATCTCTACTGGAGTGTCGGATAATGAGCCTTACAGCCGAGAGGATGATATTGCTGCTCAGGAGCTGTACATCAAAGCCTGCGATTTAGTAGGCGAAGGCCAGCAGTTGCTACAGCGCTTCAATCCTGAAGCGGTAGTTCCCGAAAGCATCGGTTACACGCGGGCAGCAAAATGGATGCCCGACATGCCCCTGCGCTGCTGCCTCGGGTGTGCCCCGCACGGCAACAGCCACGGGATGAGCGAGGAGGATGTACGGGCCGGCCAGAGCCCTTTTTATGATGAAACACTAGGGTAGTAGCCATGCCCATCGATTACAAAAAGTACCCGGCTAACTGGCTCACGGAAATCCGGCCTCGCATTTTGGAGCGCGATGGGCATTGCTGCAAATTCTGCGGAATTGCCGACCGGCGCCTCGGGTGGTGGGTACCCAGTGGCCGGTTCTACACCCCTGAAGATTTCGCCAGTAAGCACATTCTCGGGCGGGACGAGAATGCGCTGATAATAAAGATGAAAAAACGGCCAGAACCCTACCAAGTAGTTCTGACTGTGGCACATCTGGACCACAAGTTGATTGACCACAGCGACGACAACCTAGCCGCCCTGTGCCAACGATGCCACCTTAACCATGACCGGGCTTCCACTGCCCGCCAGCGTGCTCAGAGCCGGCGCTACAGCCGGCGCAAGAAGCAGCTCCGATTTTCTTTCCTAGAGATTTGATTCCCGCCCCATGCTACTATCCGATTCAACGATTCACGCAGTTAAACAGCTCGACATACTCGACATTGTTCGCAAGTATTACCCAGCGCTAAAAACCAAGGGCAACAAGCACCAGGCTTGCTGCCCTTTTCACCAGGAGAATTCACCCAGCTTCGGTGTCGACACCAAGCGGCAGATTTATAAATGCTTCGGCTGCGGCGCGGCCGGCGACGGCATCAACTTCGTGATGCAGTTCAACAACCTCAGCTTCCCCGAGGCGGTGAAGGAGCTGGCCACCGACAACGGTATCGCCATCGAGCAGGAAGAAGAAGACGCCGCCACGGCCGCGCGGTCGACCGAGGAGCGGCTACGCAAGGAGGCTGTGACCATCGCCCTGGAGTGGGCCGCAGCCTGGTTCCGAGCCAACGACCTGCCGGAGGGCTTTGTGAAGAAGCGGAAGTTCAGCCCCGAGGTGCAGCAGGCCTTCCGGATGGGCTACGCGCCGGCTACGCCACGTCGCCTCTTCGAAGACGCCCGGCGCCAAGGCTACTCGACCGACGTGCTCGTCGACGCGGGCCTGGTGCGGCGCCACCAACCCACCGAGACGTCGGAGCCCCAATACTTCGACGTGTTCCAAGACCGCGTGATGCTGCCCATCTGCGACGCCCGCGGGCGGGTGGTGGCCTTTACCGGGCGCCTGGAGACGGAGCCGGCGCCAGATGCCACGTTTAAGCCAGGCAAGTACCTCAACAGCAGTGACGAGGTCTGGAACAAAGGCAACCACCTCTACGGGCTGAATTTGGCCGAGAAGGCTATCCGCACGCTCAAATTCGCCTACCTGGTAGAGGGCAACCTGGATGTAACCCAAATGCACCAGCGCGGCCTAACCAACACCGTGGCCAGCGGCGGCACTGCCCTTACCGAGGCACAGATTAAGCTGCTGAAACGCTACACGAGCCACGTGGTGGTGGTGCCCGACAATGACTCGGCCGGCATCAAGGCCATGCACAAAAACAGCCAGGCGTTGGTGGCCGCCGGCTTTCGGGTGGAGGTGCTGCTTCCGGAGAAAAGTAAGGGCGATGCCAAAACCGACCCCGACGAATTCCTGCGCACGAAGCTCAAGACCCAGCCCGAGCTGGACGAGTGGGTAGCTAAGCGCCGCGACTACCTGAGCAGCGTGCTGCTCGCGGAGTGCCTGGCCGATGCCGAGCTAGGCCCACACGAAAAGGCGGCGGCTATGCGCCGCCTTGGGGATGCGATTGAGCTAGTGCCCAACGACATGCTGCGAGGCTCCTACCACAGCAGCGTGGCCGATACCTGGCCCGATTTCAAGAAGCACGTCAAGCCGGTGAAGCGCACCGAGGACGTGAATAAGAAGGCCTTGCAATCGCTGCAGGAAGAGGAGCGCGACGAAATCAGCACCTTCAAATTTTTCGAGAAAAACAACTGCTACTACACTATCGAGGGTGGCAAAAGCCCCCGCGAGGTGCGCATCTGCGGCTTTACGATGGAGGTGCTCTACTTCGTAGTCGGCAAGCAGGATGCGAAGTGGGTGTGCCGCTTTCGGAATTATCGGGGTAAAGAGCGGGTGTCGGCTGTGAGCACCGACGACTTCAGCGCCGCGGGCACCTTCAAAAAGATTGTGGCTCGGCTGGGCAATTTCATCTTCGAAGGCAACGACGACCACCTGAACAACATCAAATACCGCAAATTCAACGACGCGCCGGAAGCCATGCAAATCAAGTACATGGGCTATAATCCGGCCGGCTTTACCACCTGGGCCAACGGGCTGCTGCACGAAGGCAAATTTATCGAAGCTGATAAATTCGGCATTGCCCAGCTGCCACGCCCGCTGGCCTCGCTCGATGAGGTGCGCGATTTGGCACCCGAGTCCCACATCGACGTGGCCGGCCAACGCTACGTGCTCACGACGGCCAGCGACTTTATTGAGGAACTAGGGGAAGACAACCTGGTGCAGATACTGGAGCAGCAGCGCCTGGCTGAAATCAGCCACTACTACCTGCCCTTCGCGGCCCGCCTGAAGCTGTTTGATGACGACGACGACGCCTTCGAGCAGCACCACCGCTACCTGCACGACCAGAAGCCGGGCCTAAGCTTTGCCTCCTGGAGCAACCTGATGGCGCGGGCCTACGGCGACAACGGCCGCGTGATGGTGGCCTTCTACGTGGCGGCTCTTTTCCGCGACATCATTTTCAAGGCCAACAACAACTACTTCCCCCTGCTCTTCAACTACGGCCCGCGCGGCGTAGGCAAGACGCAGGCAGCGAGTGAGCTGGCCGTGATGTTCGGCCGCGAGCTAGACCGGCCCCAAAACCTAGAAGGGGGCCTGACGTCAACCGCGCTGCAGCGCCTGCTCGATATCATGAGCAACGGCATCCTGTTTTTCGACGAGTACAAAAACCACTTGCCCATGACCATGATTGGCACCCTGAAGGGCATAGCCGGCGGCATGAGCAAGACGCAGGGCCGCGCCACCGGGGGCAACGAAACCAAGAGCTACAAGGTGCGCTCGGCCGCGATGGTGTGTGGCCAGGACTTGCCCACCAAAGACCCAGCTCTCCTCAGCCGGTGTATCCTGTGCGAGTTCAGCGAAGATTTATTTCGCCAGAACGATGGCGACGCCTACCGCGAATTAAAAGATAAGCGGGACGAGGGCGTACTTACCAGCGTTACGTGTGAGGTAATTGGCTACCGTGAGCACCTACTGGCTTACCGCAAGCGGTCGGCAGAAGTAACCCGCGAGGTGCGCGAGGCCTGCGAGAAGCAGTTGGGCAAGCAGCCCGAGGAGCGCACGGCCCTCAACGTAGTATCGCTGCTTACCCCCATTAAGCTGCTGATGGAAGCCGGGCTGGTTTTCCCCTTCAGCTACGAGGAGGTAATGAAACTGATGGTGGGCCGCATTAGCCTCCAGACGCAGATTCAGGCCACGACTGACGACGTGGAGCAGTATTTCCAGGTGCTTATCACCCTCATTATTCGGGGCGAGATTATCGAGGGCAAGCACTACAAGATTCAGCGCGAGGTGGATGGCGTTACCAAGCTCTTCCTGCGGGTGCGACTGGTCGACGGCCTCTACCAGAGCGAGGCCAAGCGCCAGAGCGAGGTAGTGGGCCTCAGCTCGGCTACCGTGCGCACCTACCTGAAGCAGTGCCGCTACTTCGTGCGCGACGCCGCGCGGGGGGTAACCTTCCAGCACGAGCCAAACGAGACCAGCGCGATGGTTTTCAATTACGACGAGATGCGCGACGCCGGCATCGAGTTCCCCTCGGAATACAACCTCGCCAACCTGACCCAGGAAGACGACGGCAGCGTGAAGGCCATGCGCACGGTGGCCATCACCGAGGACAACATCGAGCAGCTGGTCGACGAGTACCTAGACACCCACGCCCTGGGCTCCTTCACCGTAGCCAGCCTGCTCGCCGACTTCAACAAGCAGAAGAAACCTGCGCTGAAGGAGGGCGCATTTGTAGAGCAACTAATGCGCTACCAGGATGGCACCCACCTACAAGCCCTGGAAATAGCTGATGGCTGGACGAAGGTGACGATTAAGGAACCGTTCTAACCGGGAAACATACTATTTCAAAAGGGGGCCACGCGGCCCCCTTTTTTTGGCTCCGGCCGGTTTTGCGAAAAGTGACTTTAGCCAGGAGAGAGGGTATCACTAAAATAAATTCCTGTTTCCCGTTTGTCAAAAAAGTGAATTAATAATACGTTATAAATAAGGTGTATAACTAGAATAGATATTAGATAAAGTATAACAATGTACCGGGAAAAACCGGGAAACAACCGGGAAATACCGGGAAACAGGAGGAAACAACCGGGAGAACGGGAAACCCTGCGATGCCTGGTTATCGAGATTTCCACCCTTTTCAAGGCTGCCGGGAAACGCGCCGGGAAAGTTTCCCGGCAAGCAATGCTTTGGTTTATAGTCATCTACTGGCTTAACCGGGAAACCGGGAAACCGGGAAACGCAAAATGGCCAGGGTAGGCCCTAAAAAACAGGTGCAGGCACAGGGCAAGGATGTGCGCGATTATACCCAGTGTTTTCGCCATGCCCCCCACATCGGCCAGATGGTTTCCCGACAGTGCTGAGTGCAATTAATCAGTAGATACTATTGTACACTAAACTGCACAATAATATCCACTTCTGGCAGTAGATTTACTACTTTAATTAGTTAACTGATTTATAGATACCTGCCTATCAATTTTTCTGCATGCTTTACCCCTACCCGCAACCTTCCCAACCTGTTTCTCAGTCCTTTCCCCCACCCACCACGCCGGCCAACTTTGGGCATCTTAAGCCCCCGACCGCTGTGAAACGCATTGATTTTCCGATTAGGCCGCACCTGCTCAAATACTTGCAGGTGCACCTGCACCTAATTCAAGTGCAGGAGTTGCCATTCAAGGCCTCGGACTACACCCTATCCAGCGAGGGCCGCTTTGGCTTTCCTCTGACGCTGCTGCTGCAAAAGCCCGCCAAGAGCGCACGCTACGAAGGCAGCACCGCTGATTGTACCGCCGCGCTAGGTGTCGACCTGCGCAACTTCAAGGGTGCTTACGCCCACCTGCTGAAGGGCGAGCTCACATCCTGGGCTGTTTTCCAGTTCAATGAATTCGTGGAGGGCTGGTTCCGTAAGGAGCTGTACTGGTGGGTGAACCAGCACCGCGAGCGGCGGGCCACCAACAAGGAGGCTATCTATTCCTTCATGGCCTTCTACTCCGTGACCGAAGATGACGTGGCCTACGAAACGCTGAAGAAGGATGTCCAGCGCAATGGGCAGGGGCCAACTAGCCGGAAAAAGAAAGAAAAAGAGAAAAAAATCAGCGGTTTTAAGGAAAAAGTGTCCCCAAAAAAGAGCGAATTGTCCCCAAAAAGAGGCGAATTGTCCCCAAAAACAGGCGTTTTGTCCCGAAAGGACACATTTACGTCTGTATGTGAAGCACTTATGAAACTGCCTCTGCCGCTATTCGATACAGAATTCTTTCATGGCCATCGCTAATTACACCCTGCGCAACATCGCCCAGGAGCAAGGCATCGACAACACCGGCGGCATCGAAGCCGCCTGGTACGCGCTGGCCAGCGACCTGCTCGACTTCCCCGACCCCGACGTCGGGCCGCTGCCCATCGGCCAGCTCAACCTGCGGCCCGGCGCCACCTGGTACCAGCTCGTGAGCATCCGCGACACGGTGCGCTACAAGCAGACCCCGAAAGACCTGGGCCGCCACGGCAAGAGCTACACCCAGAAGCTCACCGGCACGCTGGCCCGCCACACGACTGAGCTGGCGGCCGGCCTCGAATCGCTCGACGGCCAGGAGCTGGTGCTGCTCTACCGCGACCGCAATGGGCAGGTGCAGCTGGTGGGCACGCCCGAGCAGCCGCTGGTGTGGGACGATGCCTACGACTCGGGCGAGACGCCCGTGCAGCGCAACAACTACGACTGGACGCTCACGGGCGAGACCCCGCGCCGGGCCAGGCCCTACCTGGGCACCTGGCAGGTAGGCAGCGTGGGCCTGGGCGGCCTGCTGTCGGCCGGCGCGGGCGGCACGGTGGTGCTGCGCACGGCCAGCGGCAAAATCCTGGCCACGGTGCCCGCGGGCAAGAGCATCGTGCTCAAGTCCGGCTTTAAACTTGGTTATCAGATAGTATAATGACACAGGCAGATTTTAGTGCTAAGTGGGATAGGCGCTTTAAGGACAACGTCGATTTTATCATCTCGGAGGCCGACCTGCGCGAGTTCAAGGACGACTGCCTGCTGGTCTTCGGCGCGGGGGCGAATGCTGGCGCTTCCGCGCAACTGTTGGGCCTTGACCCCGCTACCGGCGAGTTCCTGGTGCTGCTCAGCCCCGCCGCGCCGAAGACGGAGTCCAGCTACGCGCTGGCCGAGTACGCGGCCCCGCCGGGTGCTGGCTATGCGCTCCGGCCCTTGCCCGTCGGCGCCGGCCTGGCCGGCCGCATTTTGCGGCTGCCGGCTAGCGTGGCCGGCCAGACGCTCTGCCTGCTCGATGCGCAGGGCGAGCCGGTGCCGCTTCAGCACCTGGAGCATGGGGGCGATAGCATCTGGCGCTACGTAGGCAACCAAACCGATCAAAGCTTTTCCATTGGCGAGCTTGACCTGACGCGCAATTCGTTTGATACGAGCGGGCTAAATGAGGGGAACCTCTTTTATTCTGGCCCCACGGTGGAGGATAATACCGTTGGCCCCGCGTTTTCCTTCAATAGTGTCAGGCTTGATTTTCGCCGCAACCGGATAGGCGAGAATTGCTTTGACAATGACTTCCAGTTCTCGTTCACCGACAACGAGCTCGGTGACAATGTAAATGCGTGCTATTTCGACGCCGGCACGCAGTACGTGCAAGTTGGTGACAACTGCGAGCGGCTGAGCTTCTACAACTGCAAGGGCACCCCGCAGCAGCCGTTCAGGGTGCCAGCAGGCACCGTTGATGCCATCTTCCGCAACAACCAACTGGAAATAAAGGCCAACGAAGATGGCCGCTTCGACCTACTGACGCCCACCGACCGCGCCGTGCCCGAGAGCAGTATTCGGGGTGCCATTAATTGGCGCTACCTAACTATTGGGGCCGTAGCACAATGGGACGTGGAGCCGGGAAGGTCGGTAATGCTGCAAAACGGCTGCAATATGCGTATCACCCCCGACGTGGTAGAGGGGGATATTTTCGGGGTTTATATCAACCCGGCCAACCCCAAAACCCGCATTGTACTAAGTACCACGGCCCCCGGTGGCATTGACGGAGAAACCGCCAAACGCTACACAAAAGGCGCTTCGATTGTATTCAGATACGCCCTGTTTCCGTCTTACCTCGACGCCAACAACAATACCATACCCGCCCGCTATGGCTTGCAGACCTTGCAGCACTCGCCGCCTACGGCCGTAAACAATCGGGGGGCGTTCGCGCCCAGCACCTACTACCTGCCCGGCGATTTAGTCAGCCTAAATAACGTGCTGTATCTGCGCCAGGTAGAAGGCAGCGATACGGGCGCGCTCGACCCCAGCAAGTGGGCAGGCGGCGGAGGTGGGACAGCCGCCCCCGATGGTACGCTGCCGCTTACGCTCATGCGCAACGCGGACTACACGCTGGCGCTGGACGATGTTGGTTGCCTGGTGCCAGTCAATTCCGCTAGTGCCGTAGTAATTACAGTACCCTCACACGCTGACGTAGCCATTCCGGTAGGAGCCACGCTTTACGTAGCGCAGGATGGGGCGGGCGCGGTGAGCATTGCGCCGGCACCGGGCGTAGTGCTACGGACAGCCGACGGTTACAAAGTGGGCGGGCAGTGGCTCGACGTGGCGCTACACAAGCGCAACCTCAACACCTGGGTACTAAAAGGAGGCGTAAGCTAATGGGAGCCGCTATAGCCTACCGCCGCAGTGTGGGGGCGCGAATCAGCCAGAAGCCGGTGCAGCAGTTCGTGCACGATTCGCGCACCGACCTCCTTAAGTATGGCCCCGACTGGCTGTTCATTCAGGTGGGTAGTGGCGACCCCTACCGCAACCGGGACGTGGTGGTGAATTTCAGCGCCGTTCCCGTGGGCTGCACCTTCTCGATTGCTTTCACTAGCAAGGGGCAGCCGGACGAGGGGGTGAGCGTCTACGCCGTATTCGACCCGAATGTCAAGTGCCAGGTGCACCTCAACGGCACGCTGATAGCCGAGTACTACGAGGGCAACTATTTCCAAGCCTTGAGCCCGCTCGTGCAATATATCGACCGGGGCACCTACTGGAAGTACGGGGACTTTTACCAAGCTCCGTCGCTAACGCTGCACCCCTTGCCCGGTCAAAACACCCTCACCTATACCTTACTACCAGCCGCCGATAACAACGGCCGCAACTTTTACTTCGATGGCATCGGCCTCAACCTGCGTGGCGGCCCGCTACCTGTTACCCCTTAACTCACCCCTATGCCTATTCAATCCTACACCCCGCCGCCCTTCGAGTTGGAAGTAAGCGACTTAGTGCGTGGTAAAACACACCTCAAGCAGAAGGTTCAGTTTCAGCGCCTGGAGCACGACGACGTGGCCCGCACGGCCACGGTGCATATTCTGGTGGTGCCCTACGCCGTGGGGGAAGATGGGGGCTACGGCGAGGCCCAGACCCGCCCTCCCTTCACCAGCTACGCCGACCAGATTGTGGCCAGCAACAACCGGCTGGTAGATATGCGTAACGGGGCCATTCTGGCCGAGCGCAAATTCTTGACGCCCAACGCCGATGCCGACTGGCTGGCCGCCATCGCCCGCGTGGAGGCCAGTGCTGTGCCCGCCATGTACCAGGGCGATTATTTCCTCTACCTACGCGATAACCAGCCGCTTATTATTGGCGACGTCATCCGCCAGTACATCCAGCAGGCCGACGCGCCGCCCAGCCGCTTCGCATGATAGCCGCCATTCCCCTCTCCTGGCTGCTGGGGGCCGGCGCTGCCTTCGGACTACTAGCGGCTGGCGTGGGCTGGCGGATTTACCAAGCCTCGCGCCGCTGAGCAGTGAGCCCCGCCCTCCAGGCGGGGCTTTTTTGTGTCCTTTTGGCGCGCGGGTAGGCCCGGCAGTTTTGCATCGATTCTTCCTTGACTTCGATGCACGACCACACTCACCTCGCTGCCGTTTTGCAAGCCCCCTTCCTCATGGATGCGCAGGGCATGCAGATGCTCTATGCCCAAGTGGCCCTGCTGCTTAACGCGCAAGGCGGCGAAGGCCCCGAGCGGCCCGTGAAGCAATTGGGCTATTTCGCCCTCACCCCGCACGCCGCGGCCCTGGGCGTGCTGAGCTACACCTCGCTCGACGAGGTGCCCGCCGGCTCGATTGCCGTGCACACCGTGGCCGGCGTCATGATGCCCGACGACTCGTGGTACAGCGTGGGTACCAAAACCATCGGCCAGCGCGTGCAGCAGGCTGATGCCCACCCCAATATCATCGCCCACGTGGGCGTCTTCCGCACGCCCGGCGGCTCGACGATGGGCCTGGAAAACTTCGCGGGCGTCATCGCCGCCACCGCCAAGCCCTTCGTGAGCTACGTGGAGCAGGCCTGCTCGGCCGGCTACTGGAGCGCCAGCAGCGGCAACGCCGTGATGCTGGCCGGCCGCACGGCCATGTGCGGCAGCATCGGCACGATGGCCGAGTTCCTGGACTTTTCGGGCTACTTCGAAAAGCTGGGCATCAAGCTGGTAGGCGTCAATGCCACCAAGAGCACCAACAAAAACGCCTCCTTTAAGGCCGCCATCGACGGCGACCCCGAGCCCCTGCGCGCGGAAATCCTCGACCCGCTCAACGAAGTGTTCCTGGGCACCGTGAGCGCCAACCGCGGCGATAAGATTCCGGCCAAGCAGCTGGAGCTGGTCACCAGCGGGATGGTCTTCGTGGGCGAGGCCAACCTGAGCAACGGCCTGGCCGACTCGCTAGGCTCGCTCGACGAGGCCCTGGCCCTGGCCCAGCAACTCGCCGATGAGGCGGCTTCCAACGACTCCTCTTCAACCTCCAATAATTCAATGTCTCTCTTTTCTAAGAAGTTGACGCTGGGTGCTGCTGCGCACGCCCTCGTCGCCGCTACCGCCATCACCGACGAGCAGCTTACCGCGGCCAACAGTGAACTCACCGACGCTGGCGTGACTGGCGCACAACTCATCACCGAGGCCAGCTACAACGACCTGAGCGCCAAGGCTGGCCGCGCGGACGCGGCCGAGGCCTCGCTTAAGGGCATCACCGACGCGCTGGCTGCTGCTGGCGTGGCCGACGTCGCCGCCCTGGTCGCCCAGCGCGATGCCTTCAAGGTGAAGGCCGACAAGTTCGACAAGAACCCCGGCGCCAGCCACACCACCCCAAACCTGGAGGCGGGCAAAACCGACGTGGAGCAGGGCGAGCCCGATGCCCACCAGCAGGCCATTGGCAACCTGCCCCACAACAAGGCGCTGGCCGGTCATCCCCTCTTCGGCTAGGTCTCTTACCATTTCTCTTCTGGCTAGGTAGCCATTGGTTTATTTTCTAACTATTAGTATTTTATGGATATTCAAGACGTTATCACCGAGTACGGTAACTTCTACCGCGATGGGGGCCAAGACCTGCAGCGCATTCTGACGAAGCCGTACATCTCGTCGCAGACGGAGGCCCTGTTCGGCCTGATTCCGACCGACGACACCAGCTACCAGATGGGGGTGACGGAGCTGAGCAGCGTGCTGCAGCCCTTCCAGCCCGGCTGGACGCCCAAGGGCCAGCTCAAGGCTTCGCCCATCATCCTCACCCAGACGCCCTTCAAGGTGGACTTGGAGGAAAACCCCGACAAGCTGGAGGCCTCGTGGCTGGGCTTCCTGGCCGACAACAAGCTCAATCGGGCCGAGTGGCCTTTCGTCCGTTACCTCGTGGAAGTTCACCTCTACAACAAGATGGACGAGGAATACGAGCTGGACGTCATCTACTTCGGCAAGTTCGTAGCCCCCACCCCCGGCGTGGCTGGCCCCGCGGCCGAGAGCATGGACGGCATCCGCACGGTTATCAACCGCGCCGTGCAGCAGAGCAAAATCACGCCTATCGTGATGGGTGCCATCCCCACTGACCCCAAGGCTTTCTGCGAGTACATCGAGGCCTTCGTGGAGAAGTTCACGCGCCGCTACCGCGGTCGGGCAATGGAGGTGTGCATGAACACGACGCTGGCCCGCCGCTACGCTCGTGGCCGCCACGAGAAGTACAAGCTCGATACCACCGACGCTCCCGCCAAGCCCATCATCGATGGCAACGGCGAGGCCCTGCTGCAGGTGCCGATTGAGTTTGGTAAGCACACGGTCGTGGGCCTGGACTCGATGGGCGACTCGATGAAAATCTGGGCGACCCACAAGGAGAACCGCAAGCGCCTGGCCAAGAAGACTATCAACACCCGCTCGGTACGCATCGAGAGCGCCAAGCGCGAGGTGTTCATCTTCACCGACTTCTGGAAGGGCCTGGGCTTCCCGCTGCTGGAGGCCGTGTTCACCAACGAGCAAGACCTGGTGCTCTAAGCCCAGTACTGCGGCGCCCCGCCGGGGCAACCAGCCGGCCCTCGCCTCGTGCGGGGGCCGGCTTTGGCGGTGCCAACCCATTCATTTTCAACTTAAGCCCTACTACCGTGGCCGACAAAGAACTAACCCCCGCTCAGCAAATTGCGGAACTCCAAGCTCTACTTAAAAAGGCGAACGAAGAATCGGCCGCCAAAGACAACATCATCGCCACGCAAGATGAGCAGCTAGCTGCCGCTAATGCCCAAGGTGCCGGTGCCCTCTCGGTGGTCATCCACGAGAAGAAGCGCTACCAGGTGCTGGCCGGCCAGTTCAGCATCGATGACAAGGTGATTACCCACACCGAGCTGAAGACCAACGCGGAGTTGGTGGCCAAGCTCGTGAAGGAGGAGTCGCCCCTGCTGCTGCTTCTGGAGGAGCCGAAGAGCGATAAGTAGGCTGCTACCTAAGTGTAAAATTTACACTAAGACATTTAATTTATCTTATTATCGTTTTAAGTTATTCAGTATGAATACCTACGCACTAACTCACCAGGTTGGCCCCCAAGGCGACGACAACACGCCCGGCCTGCTGGGCTACGTGTACGTGGCCCGCGAGGACGCCTTCAAAACCATCGCCAAGGCGCCCAAAGTGGGCACCACGCCTGGCGAGACGGCCATCATCGTTGCCGACCACGAGTTCAAAGACCCGACCGACGGCTGGGCCAAGGTGTACATCACCCTGGACTCCAACCAGCTCAAGGCCGCCATTGTCGGGGAGCGTGATGGCCGCGGCCTGAAGGTGACCTTCGAAGGCTTCCACCCCGGCAACAAGGCCACGACGCTCGAATTCGCCCGCATCGTGAAGAACCTGGGCCTGCTCATGCTCGTGCCCGACGCGGACGGCACCTACATCCAAGTTGGCCAGGAAGGCCTGCCGGTGGAGCTGGCGCCTGACTACGACTCGGCCAAGCTCTCCAGCGGTCGTCGGGGCTTCCTGGTGAAAGGCGAAGCCTACGCCACTGGCCTCTACATCTACGCCGGTGACATCAAAGTGAAGCCCTAGTAATGGCAAAGTCTATTCACCAGCTCCTGCCCGAAGTAGCCGAGAAGTTCCGTTGTACCACCACGCCATGCTGTGTGATAATTCAACGGCTCGGGCGCACCATCGACCTGCGCACGCTGACCTTGGCCGAGGCCCAGGAGCTGGTGAAAGACCCCAAGTTCACCTACCTGGTGCCCAAGCGAACGCGCAAGAAGAAAGTGGCTGACGCAGGTACGTCGAACTAAGGAAAAAGCCCCGCTGCCACGTGCCGCGGGGCTTTTTTGTGTCCTTTCGGGCCGTGGCAGGCATGGGCAACTTCGGGGCATGAACTTGCCCGACGTCTCGACCTGGCTGGCCTCCGACCGCGATTTTAAGCAGGGCGTGGCCCTGTACGCCGCCCTGGGCACCAGCACCACTTACCAGCGCCTGTTTGGCCTGGGCGCCACCGAGTACAGCTGCCAGGTGCTCGTGCGCGAGCTGAGTGCCCTGGTGCCCACGCCCGCGCCTGAAACGGCGCCTGTGCCAGTCGTAGTCCAGGCGCCCCCAGCGCCCACGCCGGTGCCCGTGGTGGCCCCAGCGCCGGAACTACTGGCGAATGTAGCCGGGCTGCTCGCCGACCTGCGCCAGCAGTTGCGGGCCGCGCGCGACGAGCGCAGCCACCTGCACCCCCAGCTCACGGCCAAGAATGTCGGCAAAAAGGCCCGCCTGGGCCTCGCCCTGCGCATCGTGGAGCTAACGGGCCAAGAGGTCAAGCTGAAGGCGCTGGAGGCCCACGTGCAGCAGCACGGCCGCCTGCCTGGCCCGGTAGCGACGGCGGAGGTCTCGGACGAGGCTGAGCTACGCCGCCGGCTGCTCAACCTGCGCAGCCGGCGCAGCAAGGCCAAGGGCCAACCCGAAAAGCTAGCGGCTATCGAAGCCGAAATAACTCTAATTCAATCAAAACTAACGTCTTAATCCGTGTCCGACGAATTACTACCCCTGAAATGGCACAATGCCCAGCGCCGCGTGCGCGACCTCGTGCCCCTGAGCTACAATCCGCGCAAGCTCACGGACGAGGGCCGCGAGCGCCTCACCCGCAGCATCCGCAAGTTTGACCTAGCCGAAGTGCCCGCGGTCAATGCCGACAACGTGGTGCTGGCCGGCCACCAGCGCCTGGCCGTGCTGCTCGACCTGGGCCGCGGTGAGGAGTTGATTGACGTGCGCATGCCCAATCGTCAGCTCACGAAAGACGAACTCGATGAGTACAACATCGTCAGCAACGTCGGGGCCGGCGTCTGGGACTACCAGAGCCTGCTCGACAACTTCAGCCACCTCAACCTCGGCCAGCTCATGGACGAGTCGGCCCTGGAGCAGCTGGCCAGCCTCTCGGCCCTGACGCTGCCGCCGGCTGAAGAGCAAGAGTTCGACCCCACGCCGCCGGCTACGCCCGTGTCGGTGCTCGGCGACGTGTTCGAGTTTCACAGCGATGGCAAGGCCCTGCTGCACCGCCTGGTGTGTGGCTCCAGCACTGATTCCGACGTCGTGGCCAAGGCCGTGGGCGAAGGCGTGCTTATCGACCTGGTGGATACTGACCCGCCCTACAACGTCAAATACCAGGGCAAAACCAAGGATGCGCTCACTATCGAGAACGACGACATGAGCGATGGCGACTTCTACCAGTTTCTCTACGACTACTATACCAACTGCTTCACGTTCATGCGCCCTGGGGCGCCGATTTACGTGTTTCACGCCGATAGCGAGGGTGCCAATTTTCGCTTAGCAATGAAGGCGGCCGGGCTGAAGCTGAGCCAGTGCCTGGTGTGGGTCAAGCAGCAGTTCGTGATGGGTCGCCAGGACTTCCACTGGCAGCACGAGCCGATTTTGTACGGCTGGAAGGAGGGCGCGGCCCACACCTGGTGCAGCGACCGCAAGCAGACCACCGTGCTGCAGTTCGACCGCCCGAGTCGCAATGCTGACCATCCTACGATGAAGCCCCTCGACATTCTGGAGTACCAGGTCGAGTGCTCGAGCAAGGAGGGCGCCATCGTGTTCGACGGCTTCGGGGGGTCGGGGTCGGTGCTCATTACCTGCGAGAAAACGGCCCGCCAGGCTCGCGTGGTGGAGTTAGACCCCGCCTACGTCGACGTGCACGTGCGCCGCTACGTGCAGTTCATGCGCGACAACCAGCGCCGCTTTACTATCACCTTAAACGGGGAGGAACTAACCGATGAGCGACTCGCTGCCTTCGCTAACTAGCCTGCCTGGCTCCGAGATGGTACCAGTGCCCACGTCGACCGGCGTGGAGCGCATCTATGCGGCCTACATCGCCGAAACGCTCCATTTACTGAGCCCGGCCGATAAGGAGCTGCACAGCGAGCTGGAGGCGGCCTACGCCCTGATTCTCAACTATCACTCGTTTGAGCAGGCTTGGCCGCTCCTGGCCCGTCAGTTCAGCATGAGCCGCGCCACGTGCTATCGGCGACTCACGTCGGCTCAGAACCTGTTTGGCGACCTGAAAAAGGTAAAAAAAGAGGGTCGTCGGGCTGTGCTACTGGAGTTTGCCCGCAAGCTGCTTCAGCTGAGCCTCAGCCAGCGCCCACCCGATACCAAGGGCGCCCTGGCGGCTATGAAGTTCGAAGCTAATCTCGCGGGCCTGCTGCGGGCTGACGCGCACAACGAGGACAATGGGCCGGGCACGGGCAACACGTCCTACATCCTGAATCTGCACGCGCCCGGCCGCAAATCGCGTCAATTCGACCTCACTAAGCCCGAAAACATCACTGATGCTGATTGGGAGCTGGTCGACCAGGCCGTGGCCGATAACGTGGTTGATGCCGACCAAATGCAACTACTTATTACCCAAGCCAAGGAGGGCAACGGCCAGCTATGACCGTCATCAACCAGGAGATGCTGCGGTTCAACCAGCCGCAGCAGCGCTACATCACGGCCAGGGGTAAAAAGCAGGGTATCAGCATCTGGGGCCGCGGTACGGGCAAGTCCAGCATTATCGCCTGGGACATTCACCAGATTGTGTCGACGATGCCCCGCAGCTGCTGGGTCATCGTCGGCTCGACCTATAAGCAGGTGCTCACGCGCACGCTGCCCTCGACTGTGGCCGGCCTCGAGCGTTTGGGCTACCGCTTAAACCGTGATTTCTACATCGGGCGCAAGCCACCACCCTCGCTAAACTGGGATAGGCCCTTCGAAGGGCCGCTGAGCTACGACCACTTCATTATTTTCAAGAACGGCACCGGCTTTCACCTGGTCTCGCTCGATGCCGGTGGCTCAGCCTCGCGCGGCTTGAACGTGGACGGATTTATCGGCGACGAGGCCCTGCTTTTCGATAAAACGAAGCTTGATGCCGACTTGTCGGCTACCAACCGCGGCAACGGGCAGTATTTCGGCAAAAACCCGATGCACCACGGGGTTTTCCTGTTTTCGTCGATGCCCTGGGGCGACCAGGGCCGCTGGCTGCTGGATAAGAGCAAGTATTATGAAAATGAGGGCATCGACCTAGAGGAGCGCCAAAATGCGCTGATTGACGCCCAGGTGCGCTTCCTGGACGCACCCAGCGATGAGGAGAAGATGCATATCTGGCGCGAAGAGGTGCTGCCACTCATGAAGGCCATCCGCTACTTCCCGAGCCAGGCCAACAAGGGCATTTTCTACTCGGAGGCTAACGCGTTCGATAACATTGGCAACCTGGGCCTGCAATACCTGGTCGACCAGCGCCAGTTCATGACGGACTTCACGTTCCAGATTGAAATGATGAATCGCCGCCCCACCACCGTGGAGGGCGGCTTCTACGCCCAGCTCAACCTGGCCCGCCACGTGGTGGAGTGCGCCAATGACGACTTCGTGCTGGGCCTGGCCTTGGGCGACGAGTTCAGCAAGGGTAAGGGCCGCGGTAAGGGCGGTGGCCTCAACCTGGAGAAGCTCCGGGCCGCTGGTGGGGCGTTTAAATTGGGCGATAAGGACTTATCCAATAGCCTGGCCGATAGTGATTGCCGGAGCCATCAACCTCTGCGCATCTCGGTCGACTTCGGGGGCAACATCACCACGTCGCTTATTGGCCAGCCTCACGTGGACGTGCGCGAGTACCGCTTCCTGAAGGGCTTCTACGTCAAGCACCCCGCCTTTATTGATGACCTGGTGGAGGCCATCACTACCTACTACAGCTGCCACCTACGTCGGGAGGTGGAGTTCCTGGCCGATGAAGAGCACGGCGACGCTGTGCGGGCTGATAGTAAGTTCACCCTCAACGAGACGTTCATGCAGGCCTTCCGCAAGCGCAACTGGCGCATCCAACGCTTTGGCCTGGGCCGTATGCCCAGCCACGGCACGCGCTACCTGGTGGCCCAGGAGCTACTCGGGGAAGTCAACCCCAAGCTGCTGCGTGCCCGCTTCAACAAGGTCAACTGCAAGGACGTGGTCACGTCCATGATGCTGACTCCTGTGAGCCAGGATAGTAAGGGCCGCATCGTCAAGGTCAAGAAGAGCGAGACCAAGAAGAACTTCCCCCAAGAGCACGCCACTCACTTCAGCGACAACGTTGACCTACACCTGCTCTCCTGTGGCACGGAAGTAGTCAATGCCGTGGTTGACTTCAGCCAGATCATGGTAGTGAGTAGCTAGTCCACGTCACCTCCAGTGCCAAGCCCCGACCCTCCGGTCGGGGCTTTTTTGTTGCACCTCACCCCCGACCCCTCTCCCCTGGGAGAGGGGAGTGCCTGGCAGATATCCCCGAGGCAGCCCAAGGCAATTGCCAAAACGCGACAGTGCAAGCCGGGGGCTTTTGCTCGACCTGTGAGACTGTGAACGCTCGATTTGGCCCAAAATCGCCGTTTCCAGCGCGCTAGGGCACTTCGGACTGAGATTGGCTTTTTGCCCTGTTTGGGGCTGTTAGCGGGCGTTTTTGTGTCCTTTTCGGGGCCTCGGTGGCGCGGGTACTTCGTGGCACCAATGAACGCCCCAACTGCCCCCGCCACTATTCGCTTAAAGGACGCCTTGGCCCTGCTCGACGGGGCCGCGCCGGTCGCCGTGAAGTGGGTGAAGTGCGACGTGCGCCGCCAAACCGGCGGCGACTTCGGCCAACTGCCGGCCGCGCGCATCGCCCGCCGCTCCAAGCCCGCCGCCGCGGAGCTGCGCCGGCCCACGGCCGCCGAAGAAACCGACGCCGACCGCGCCGCCGTGGTGGCTGATGGCGAGGTGCTGGTACCAGGAACTGGCAAAGACCCCGACCACTGGGCTAACGCCACGCGCAACCTGGTCGATACGCGCACGGGCACGCTGGTCAAAATCCACATCTACCTGCTCACGCACGTCGCGGGGCGCAAAGTCTTCATTTAGATGCAGCAACTTGTATTCGGCGGCCGGGGCACCCTGGCTTACATGGATGGCATGGGTGCCGTCGTGCGCCTGGGCAATGCCCTGGGTAGCAGCGGGGCCAAGGCCACCGGCAAACAGGCTGGGGCCGCGGCTACCAACTCCGTGGAGCGTGGTACCAGCGGCCTAGTAGCCCCCTGGGGGCCGGGCAATGACCACCCGCAGCGCGTGATGGCTGACTTGGGCAAAAGCACTATCCTCAACCCGGTGCTGGACTGGAAAACCCGCGCCACCTACGGCCAGGGTATCGTCTACGGCAAGGTTGTAGACTACAAAGAGGATGGCAGTGAGGTGTTTAAGCGGGTGAAAGACCCCGTGGTGAAGGAGTTTTTTCAGAAAAGCAACCTGACGCGCTACGGCATGGAAGGCTTGCAGGGCCTGCACTACTTCGCAATGGCGTTTCCGGAGCTGGTTATCAGCAACGACCGCAGCCTGATTACGAGCCTGGCCATTCAGGATACGCCCTTCTGCCGCTTCTCGACGCCTAAGCCCAACCTGCCAGTACCCGAGTGGGTGTACATCTCGGCCAACTGGCCGGCCGCCCAGCCCGACGACGGCTACACCACCCGCGTGCCGGTGCTCGACCCCTACGGCAACGTGGTGCAGTCCCTGCGCGAGGATACGCGCGGCTTCAAGTACATCTACCCGCTGGCCCTGCCGAGCCCTGGCCACGCCCTCTACCAACTGGCGCCCTGGAACGTCATCCGCAACTCGCGCTGGTTCGACGTGACGCTGGCCATTCCGGAGTTCAAGATTCAACTGTTCAAAAACCAGTTGACCATCAAGTACATCATCGAAGCCGACGTGCGGTACTGGGCCTGGAAGTACCCTGACTGGGCCGACAAGAAGGAGAGTGAGCGCAAGAGCATTATTTCCAGCGAGCTGGAGGCCTTCGAGAAAACGATGGCGGGCACTGATGGCGCCGGCAAGTCCATCATGAGCGTCACGATGCCCGACCCGCAGAACCCCGGCAACACCATCAAAGTGTTCTCGGTCACGCCAGTCGACGACAAAATCAAGTCGGGCCTCTACATCGAAGATTCGCAGGAGGCCAGCAGCCACTTCTACACGGCCCTGCAGGTAGACCCGACGCTCGTGGGCATTAGCCCCGGCAAGGAAATGGGGGCGGGCAGCGGCTCCGACAAACGAGTGGCCTTCAACATGTTCGTGGCTACCCACACCTTTCACCAAGACCAACTGCTGGAGGTGCTCAACCTCGTGAGGGACTATAACGGCTGGGATCCCGACCTGGAGTTCCGCTTCCTGACGCCCCAAATCAACACGCTGGATACCAAGTCCGAATCGTCTGCTAGCCCTGTTAAAAATGCTGCTTAATACCATCGTCGAGCTGAAAAGCTACGTGGCCCTCGACACGAAGGGCATCCTGCCCAGCTTCGCCTTGGAGTTGGAGTTTGTGGAGACCCAGACCATCAAGCCGTTGCTGGGTGGTGCGCTCTACACCTGGCTGCAAACCGCCTACGCCGCGCCGGGCTTCGACCCCAAGGGCACTGGCCTGGCGGCCCAGCTCCTGCGCGCCGTGCAGGCCCCGCTGGCCCGCTTAGCGGTAGCCGCCAACATCACGATGCACATGGCTACCATCGACGAGACGGGGGTGCACATCGTGAGCAACGACAAAAGCAAGACGGCTTTCCAGTGGCAGACCAACGCTCAGCAAGCCTTTCTGCTCCAGCGCGGCAACCAGGGCCTCGACGCTCTAGTGGATTGGCTGGAAGAGCATCGTAACGACTCGCCCGAATTGGTGGCCTGGGCCGCCAGCACCGCTGGCCAGCGCCACCGCCACGAGCTGTTCACCAGCACGGCGGAATTCCACGAGATGGAGGCCATCTCCAACTCGCGCCAGGTATTCGAGGCCCTGCGCCCGGTGCGCCGCCGCATGGAGTCATTCGAGCTGCAGCGCGTGCTCGGGGCCGACTTCCTCTTCGAGCTGCGCGACCAGGTGCGCACTCGCACCGTGAGCAGCGAGAACCAGATGCTGCTGAGCATCTACGTGCTGCCGGCGCTGGCCGCCCTCACCATCGGCCACGCCGTGCCGGAGCTGGGCCTGCGCCTCACCGGCGAGGGCATCGACCTGACCATTGCCCGCAACGACGACTCGAACTCGAAGGAAGCCGACGCCGGCCTGGATGCCCTGCTGGCTAAAAAGGTGAACGAAGCGCTGATGACCGCTGACCGCTTCCTGACCCGCCTGAGCGACTACCTCGACCGCACGGCCACGGCCACGCGCTTCGCCACCTACTTCAACTCGCCCACCTATACCGACCCCAACCAGGTGGTCGCGCCGGTCAATACGCTTGAATCCAAACTTTACAAATTCTGCTAATGCGCCTGCTTCTCAATTACCTGGCTGCTACGCTTAGCGGTAAGACCGGGCTGGCCTTGATGCTGGGCGCTGTGCTAACGCCAGTGCTCGCCCTAGTAGAAAAGTACCTCTTCAAGGACTGGAACTTCCTGGGCTCGCTCGGGATGCTCATCCTCGTCGACACGGTATTCGGCGTGCAGCACCACTGGCAGGCGCACTCTATCAGTAGCCGGGCCTTCTCGCGGCTCTTCAAAAAGGCTTTTATCTACCTCGGTCTGCTCGTGCTCACGCACCAACTCACGGGCTACCAGGTGAACGGCGAAGTGAATGGCGTCTTCAGCGCCTGGTTCGACAAGTTCATGTACGCCGCCATGATGGCCCGCGAGGCCGTCAGCATCCTGGAGCACATCGCGGCCCTGGAGCCGCGCCTGGTGCCCAAAGTCCTGCTCAAGCGCCTGGCCCTCATTTCAGACGGCGACCTCAGCGCCCTGGCGACTCCGCCCGCGCCCACGCCAGGCCTGGACGCCCCTCCCTCGTCACCCTCTAACGCCCAATAAATTATGGCAACTAAACAACAAATTGACTTCGTCCGCAACTTCGCTGCCGCCGCTGTGGCGGCTGGCCGCAAGGTCGGCCTCAGCGCCCTGGTCATCCTGAGCCAGGCCGCCCACGAGGGCCAGTGGGGCACCTCGTTTAGCGTGCGCACCCGCCGCAACCACTTCGGCATGATTGCCGCCGGCAGCAAAAACGCCTGGTGGGATGGCGTGAGCAAGACCCAGAGCAGCGCCAGCGGGCTCTGGTTTCGGGTCTATCCCAGCCACGAGGCTAGCTTCTGCGACTTCACCAGCCTGATTTCGCGCAAGTACAAGGCGGCCTTCGCCTGCGCCCACGACCCGGCCGCCTACGCCAAGGCCATCGCCGCCTCGCCCTACATCTCGGAGGCCAACGGCGACAACCGCCCGGCCTACGCCCGCGCCCTGGCGGCCAATGCCGTGACCATTGCGGCCATCGCCAAGCAGCTCAACGTCTCGTTGGTTTAACCCTCTAGCGAACTCACTAACATGATTTTCATTCGCTTACTCCTCCTCCCCTTGCTGGCCCTCCTGGCGCTGGCGACTCCACCAGCTCACGCCAAAGGCACCGGCGACCTCACTACCCTGACGGTCGGCCCCTACGTGAGCGACCATAACAGCGCCCTTACTGGGCCATTTCAGTCCACGCCCCTGTCGGTTTTTCAGACCTACCGCAACACCAGCTCCGTGCTGCAGGACAGCCTAGCGTTTACGGTGCAGTGCTTCGGGCCTGGCTACTCGACCGGCCTGGTGCAGTTCTTCGGGGCGCTCAAAGGGGTCGGCCCCAACGGTGGCCAGGATAGCTACCTGCTCGGCGATATCCAACTCCCTGGCCCTGGTAGCTACCTGGTGCAAACCGACGTGTTCGTTTTCGACCGCGCGAAGCGGGACTGGGTGGCTGGGCCGAGCCACGTGTACTGGCTATTTCCGACCGTGCCCCCGCCCCTGCCCGTGGAGCTGGTTGGCTTCACGGCCAAGGCGCAGGCTGATAGTGTGGCTATTAACTGGCAGACTGCCTCGGAAAAAAACTGCTTCGGGTACTGGCTGGAGCGGTCGACCGATGGCCTAGCGTATGCGCCGCTAGTGTTCGTGGCCGGCCACGGCACTAGTGCGCAGGCCAACTACTACCAGGTGCGCGATGGCCTGCCACAACTGCGCACCCACTACTACCGCCTGCGCCAAGTCGATAAGGGTGGCCAGCAGCAGTACAGCCCGGTCGTCAGTATCGCGCCCGTGCGGCCGGCCGCGGCGAGCGTCTACCCCAACCCGGCCCGCGACCAGGCGCGCATCACGGTGCCGGCTGGCACCGCGGTACAGCTCTACGACGCGGCCGGCCGCCTAGCTCGTCAGCAGTGCCTCGATGACGCCGGTACCCTCGACCTCCGTGACCTGGTGAAGGGCACTTACCTCATAGTAATTGGTGAGGGCCTCACGGCCCAGCGCCTACGCTTAACGACCTACTAGAGTGATACGCGCCCTTTTTTTCTTTCTGAGCCTATTGCTGGCTACCAGCTGCGCCACTGAGTACGATGTACCCGCCGCCACGGCCGGCCCGCTCGACTCGGCCGCCCGTGCGACCGGGCTGCCCACGGGCAAGGTCAAGTTCAAAGGCCCCGTGACCTTCCAGGTGGTGAGCGGCACGGGCAACACGACCACGGCCGCGGCCCTCACCAAGCCCGCTGGCCCGGTCGCCACCGGCGCGGGCCAGGCCCAGGACAACACCAAGGCCGGCCAGCACGGCGGGGCCGTGGCCACGTCGCCCGGCGCCACGGCTGGCGCTACCACCCGAACCGGTATCCCGACGTGGCAAATAGTAGTTGGTGGCTTCATTATGTTGCTGTTACTGCTGCTTGGCCTGGCGTATAAATTCCGACCTAAGCTGCTTGGCCTGTGAGGCATTGGCAATACCTTTGCGCAGCCAGCGCGAATGGAGTGGGTAGTTGAGAGGCCCCGCTGTAGAATCGCAGTAGTAGCTCCCCGTCGCGCTGAGCCCAGCTAAAGGCCCTCCTGCATTCGTGCAGGAGGGCCTTTTTCGTTCTACCTTCGCAGGGCAATCGTTACTGAAGTATTACCACTGTTCGCCCCGGCCGTCAGAAAAACGGCCGGGGAGTAGAGGAGGAGTGTGACCTCCATGCTAAGGGCGAACGGCTCAGTAGCGATTGCAGCGATTTCCCCGGCTTGCCTGACTGCTGCTATGGCTTCAAAAAAACAGCCCCCCATCGGCTTCGGCCGCGCGCCTATGCCCGACGCGGCCGGCGACCACGCGCCCGAGGAGGGTGCTAAGCCTGGCCGGCGGGAGCCGCCGCCGCCGCTGGTGGAGCCTATCGCCATTGACGACGTGGAGATGTATGAAATCCTGGCGCGTTACGGCCTTCAACCACTCGTCCCGCTGGCTAAATTTGAATACCAGCTCGTGGAGGTAATCGCAGCGTTGGAAAAGCGTGTCCGTGAGCTAGACCCTGATTTATAATGAACTGGCTGTATTGGTTTTGGTGGCGCACGAAGGGTTGCTACTACGTTCGCACGTGCGCGCGCTGCCTTCGACCTATGCTACTGCACCGCCCATTATGCAGTTCCTGCACCAGCCCCGGCCCACCAGCCGGGGCTTTTTTGTTGCACCCTTCCAGTCAGGAACTTGACAGTTCATGGAATAACTTGAAAATGAGTTAATTGACTTGACTTGAGGCCGATTCGAGAGCGTTGTTTGTCATGCTAAACCGCACGCAACCAACCACATAGCAACATGCAAACCGCCCTCGCCCCCGCCCCCCTCGCCAGCCTCGTACCCAACGACCTAGTTAAAAAAGCTTTTGTACGCCGCACCTGCTCGCTTCGCTTCGACGAGGCCCGCTATAACGGCAACACCCCCTACCACCGCCGCATTAGCAAGCTGACAGTAGAAGTAGAGGGCGGCGAGCAAATCTGGTACATGGTAAACTTCTGGTCGGCCGACCCCGCCGCGGCAGCCGGCATGGAAAACTACCGCGAGCTAAGCGACGCCACCACCGCCTACCTGCGCTGGGTATAGGCGCCAGCCCCCGGCCAACGCCGGGGGCTTTTTCGTGCCTACGGCTGGCAAATTGCACCGTGCCAGTCGGGCATTTGATAGTTCATGGAATAACTTGAAAATGAGTTAATTAACTTGACTTGTTGGGCAAGTCGATGCGTTGTTTGTATCAGATAACAGCAACGCAAACAACGACTTACCACAATGACCGCCGCCCAAATCCTCGCCTCGACCGGAACTACCAAAACCTGGAAAATGCAGCAGCTTTTCGCCCTGGGCCTGAGCCGCCGCGAAGTAGCCACGATGATGAACGTAGGCTACGGCTTCGCCCAGAACGTTTACGCCGCCTGGATGCTAGCCGGCAACCGCCCGAACGCCAGCCGCTTGGTAGCCACGCTTGGCGGCGCTGCTACGCCCGCCACGCCCCGCGCCTTGGTAACGCCAGTACCTTTCACCCCAGGTGCGCTAACGCGCACCTTCGGCGTAGAAATTGAAGCCTACGGCGTAACCCGCGAGGCCCTGCTGGCTGAGCTACGCGCCCAAGGCCTCGAAGCACAGGATGAAAGCTACAACCACGCCACCCGCCCGCATTGGAAAATAGTAAGCGACGGCAGCATCAGCGGCGCGAACGCTTTTGAGCTAGTAAGCCCCGTACTGCGCGGCCTGGAAGGCTTGGCCGAGCTAGAGAAGGCCTGCCGCGCCCTAAAGGTGTGCCGCGCCCAGGTAAACGCTTCCTGCGGCCTGCACATCCACTTCGGCGCTAGCGACCTAGGCATTCAGCACCTGCGCCAGCTAGTACGCAACTACCTAGTACTGGAGCCCACTATCGACCAGCTCGTACCCGCCGCCCGCCGCGCCAACAACGCCTACTACTGCGGCAGCCTGCTGCGCGGCCGCACCCTGGCCACCGCCGAGCAAGCCATCCTGGCCGCTACCTCGCCCGAAGCCCTAAGCACCGCCGCCAACGCTGGCAGCCGCTACCACAAGCTCAACCTACAGAGCTACTTCCGCCAACGCACCGTAGAATTTCGCCAGCACAGCGGGAGCACCGACTACGAAAAAATCAGCATGTGGATAAAGTTTCTAAACAACCTTATTGACTACTCGGCTAGCCACTTGGCTACCCCGGCCCTGCCGGTAGAGCAGCTAGCTACCTTCAACCAGCGCGATATTGCCACCTACTACCAGCGCCGCCGCACGGCGCTGGCTACCCGCTAAGCACATGAAATACGAAATCTTGGGTGGCGGCCAGCTAGAGGCCGCCACCCCGCTAGAAGTAGCCGAGGCCCTGCGCCTGGACGGCATGACCTGGAACCCCACGGTGGGTATCGAGGACTTTATGGAAAACATGGCCGAGGGCTGCTACCGGCAACGCGAGGTTGTAGTACGTACCGACTCGGTGGACCACTTTGTCGCTGACTTGATAACCTACGGTTTCATAACGCCGGTCAACGGTTAGGCTTTTTTGTGTCCTTTTTGACCGAGGCAGGCGCTGGCAACTTTGAGCATCTCAACCCTCAAAACCAGTGAGTATGCAAAGAATAGCTATCATCGGCCCCGGCTCAATTGGCATCGCTGCCCAAATGGCGTTGCTTGCCCCACAATTTGATGTCATCGGCCTAGCTGACTCTCCTAATATTGTCAGCTACGTAGACCCAAGTGAGCAGATGGGCTACGGCCCCATCGCAATGGAGCATAGCTTCGAGCTGGATTATAAGCCCACGCTCAAAGAAATAGCTTGGCTGCGGGCGTTAGCGGAACAGGATGAGCAATTTGAGGTAAAGCCGAAGCCTGTTACCATAAGTATCGATTGGGCCGAGCGGTCGTTGGCAAAGGAGGCCGCCTGGCGGGCGCAGCAGCCCCGCCACCAGTCGCAGTTCACCAAGTCCCAACCCAGCGCGGCTGCCCGTAAAAAAGCCCGCCGCCGCGCCAAGGCGGGCCGCAAAGCATCCCGTTAAGTAATTACTAAACTCACGAAAGCCCGCCCCACCGGCGGGCTTTTTTGTGTCCTTTTCTACCGTGGCAGGCGCCGGCAATTTCGGGGCATGGAAACCCTGCAAATCGGCACCGTCACCCGTAAAGTGCCCTCCACCTGGGACGAGCTCACGCGCAAGCAACTGCTGCGCGTGCTGGCCGAACTCTACTCGCCCCACCCGCTCGGCCGCCGGCTGCGGCTGCTCAGCCTGCTCAGCGGCTTCCCCTCGCCCCAGCTCGCCAGCCTGCACCCTGAAATTTTGGGCCAACTGCTGCACCTGGTCGACTGGGTCGACTCGGAGCAGCACCGCCTCACGGCCCAGCTGCTGCCCACTATCCGCATCCCCGGCCGCCACGTGGCCGAGCGGCGCACCACCTGGCACGGCCCCCGCGAGTCCTTTCGCAACCTGCTCTTCGGCGAGTTCATGTTCGCCGACACCTTCTTCGTGCTCTACTGCCTGCAAGGCAAGGTGGAGTTTCTCGACAACTTCCTGACGGTGCTCTACCGCCCGGCCCGGCGCGACGCCTCGCCCGACCGGCCCGACTGGAACGGCGACGTGCGCGGGGCCTTCAACGAGCACCAGCTCGAAACCCGCACCCCGCGCGTGGCCCCGCTGCCGGCGCTGGAGAAGCTGGCCGTGCTCACCTGGTACCGCGGCTGCCGCGCCCAGCTCGCCGACGAGTTTCCCGACGTGTTCGTGGCGGCCGACGAGGATGCTGGCGCCAGCTCGAAGCAGGCGCCCGATTGGGGCCGCGTGCTCCGCAAGCTATCGGGCGGCGCCTTCGGGGCCGTGCAGCAAACGGCCAGCCAGCCCCTACGCCTGCTACTAGCTGAAATGCAGGAATTAGCCGCTCAACCTAAATCCAAGTAACCCAATGCGTAGCTCCACTTACGAGGGCCTGTTCTACAACCTGGCCAAGTCGCACCAGCTCATTCGCCACCAGGACGAGGCGCCCCGCTTTGCCCGCATTATCGTCTCGGTCGACCCCATGCAGAAGCAGGTTGACCTCTACGAGATGCAAACCACCTTGCTCGGCCGCTATCTCAAGCCGGGCGCGGGCGAACAGGTGCTGGTGCTCGAAAGCCTGCAGACTGCCTATCAAGACAATAAGGGCGACAACTACCAGCGCCACCGCCGCGGGGCCTTCTTCGTGCTGGAGGAGGTACTTGACAAGGACAAGGCCTGGGAGGCCCTCGACCGGACCGAACAAACCGGCGAGCAGCTGCTGGCCGCCGTGCTGGAGAAGTTCCGCGACCAGCCCAAGGTGCGCTGGGAAGTGGGCTCCATCAACGCCGACGCCGTGGGGCCAGTGGGCGAGGCGCTCACCTGGTACGGCACCCGCTTCGACTTCGAGTTTTTCACCCCCGCCACGGCCGCCCTGCGCTTCGATCCAGCCGTGTTTACCCTTCCCATTTAAGTTATGGCTGGCGAACGTTACGCAAAAATCACCATCCGTGCGGGCTGGTCGTGGGCTATTCAGACCCGTGCCCAGCAAACCGAGCAGGTCAGCTTTCGGCTGGCCGGCCAGTGGCACCAGTTCCGCCGCGGCGGCAGCGCCAACGAGTTCACCGTGCCCGACCCCGGCACTGGCGGCGCCGACCCGCGCGACTTCGTGCTGCGCGGGGTCAACAACCTGCTGGCTTTGCTGCGGCGCACCATCACCCAGCGCGGGCTGAGCTACACGGTGAGCGCCGCCCGCGACGTGGGCGACGACAACAGCCACGTGGGCCAGCAACTGGGCTTCAGCAAGGAAGTCGAGCCGTGGCCGCTGGTGGAGTTCGACATCGAGGCCAACCTCTACGACCCGCTCTACGACCTGGGCTTCTCCGACGACGCGCCCCTGACCCACGGCACGCCCTGGCAGGGCTGGCTGGTGGCGAGCCAGGCCACGACCATCGCGCCGGTATTCGTCACGGCCGCCGTGACGAACGCGCTCATTTACAACTCGCCCACGGGCGAAATTCTGCTCACGGCCACCAACGTGCAGACGGCCAACTTCACGTACCAGTGGGACGACCAGGCGGGCCTGGGCCTGCCCCTGCGCCAGCAGCTCATCGGCCCGCGCAAGTATGGCTGCCTGGTGACGGCCGATACCGGTGCCTCGACCTACGTGGCCCCCTTCGTAGGCTCCGACCCGCGCCTGGAGGTCACGGCCCAAACCACCGACACGACTATCACGCTGGTTATCACCGGCGGCGTGCCGCCCTACGCCGTGCAGTGGGCCGATGGCTCGACCAGCGTGGCCCGCACGGGCCTGGCGCCAGCCATCTACCGGGGCGTCGTCACCGACAGCCGCGGCGCCACCGTCGACGTGGTGGCCGACCTCACCCGCGCCCCCTACCACTGGAGCCGTAACTCGGTAACGCTGGCCCTGGATGCCGGCCCGGCCTACCGCCTCGACCCCACCACCAAGCCCAACCTCAGCTTTTTGTGCGACGTGTGGCTGGAGCGCGACTACCTCTCGGGCACCTTTGAGCAGGTGGGCACCACCCTGGAGCAGCCCGCCGACCGCGAAGGCCGCACCACCTTCGACGTGCAGGCCCTGCTCGACGCCTTTTTGCACCCGCACGTGCCGGCGCCCGGCGTCACCACGCCCGAGCGGGCCGAGGCCCAGTTCAAGCGCTTCTACCTGGTGCACCGCGAGCAGTTCGGCACCCCGCCCGTAGCCGGCGCGGCCACCACGCTCGACTACCGCTACGTGGTGCAGGGCGGGCTGGGCTTCTACGAGGCCGCCGCCCGCAGCTGGTTCAGCACTTACCAGCCCCTGAACCGGCCCTTCCTGACGTGGGAACCCACTACAAAGGCCGTGCTCGACGACCAGCCCGAGTACTTGTACTTCATGGTGCTGGGCAACCCGCCCGACTTCCAGGGGTGGCTCAAGGTGAGCTTTACGGACGCGGCCGACCAGATTCTACCCCTGTGGCAGCCCATCGTGGGCGCCCACACCGCGGAGGTGTACTGCCTGCCCGTGGGCTTTCAAGCCCTGGGCCTGGGCCTGCTCGGGGCCACGCCCGACTCAGTGGACTCGTGGGAAGTGTGGGTGGCCGGCGCCAACGGCATCGGCAACCAGAGCGAGACGCGCCGCTTTGTGCGGGTGCGCCGCCGCTACCCGCACCGCCGCTACTTCCTCTACCAGACCAGCCTGGGCAGCATGGCCACCTACGTCGCCCTGGGCGAAGCTCAGCTCGATGCCGAGGTAACGGGTGAGGAGTCGGCCCGCACGCTGCCGCCCGGCTACGACCCAGGCCTGGGCGACGTGCAGGTGCAGGAACGCCAACTGCGGCCCGTGCTCAAGGTGGCGGCCGGCGTGCGCACCAGCGCCCAACTGCGCGCCAGTCAGGACTTGCTCTTGTCGCGCCGCGTGCTGCTGCTCCAGGGCGCGCGCTGGCTGCCGGGCTTCCTGAAGGCCAAGACCGTCACGCTGCTCGACGAGGGCAAGTTGGTGCAGACCCAGGAATTCGAGTTCATCCAGCCCACCGAGCGGCTTTACACTCCTGACTTACCCGTATGATAGGCCTTAAAGTAGCCGCTGGCTGGCTCGATCTGGCCAGCGCCACCGTGTCGCTGGAGGTCAACAGCCCGTTTTTTTCGGCCGACACCATCCCCGGCACCATCAGCTATCCGTTTGCCCTCTCGCTCTCGCCGGCTAACCTGGTGGCCCTCAACTTTCCGCACGTGCGCGCCGACCAGGGCGAGGTGATTGCGCCCGAGCCGGTGCAGTTCTACCTGGAGGGCCTGCTGCGCTGGGTGGGCAGCCTGGTGTACCTGAGCTACGACGAGGAGCGCCAGGTGCTGGAGTACCACTTCGTGGCCGACGCCGCCGACCTGGCTACGCGCCTCGACGGCGTAACCCTGCCGCAGTTGGCCCTGGGCTCGGCTCGGCTCGAGCTGCGGCCCGACGCGGCGCTCTACGCCCTGCCCTGCCTACGCAACTCGGTATTCTATGACACCGATAAGGTGCCCGACTACTGCGGCATCGTCAACTACTACCAGGCCGGGGCCTACCAGCCGCAAGTTGCCGGCAAACGCTCGCCCATCGTGCCCTTCCTGCGCCTGGTGCCGCTGCTGCAGCGCGTATTCGCGGCCCTGGACTACGAGCTGGTGGGCGAGTGGCTCGACCTGCCCGAGGTGCAGCAGCTCGTCCTCTACTCCGACCGCGCGGCCGAGGACGCGCTAGGCAACCCACTCGTGCGCTTCGAGCTGAATCGCCACGTGCCCGATATGGCAGTGGCCGACGTGCTGCTGGCCTTGCAGAAGTTCTTCGCCCTGGGCTTCGACTTTCACCCCGTGCGGCGCCAAGTGCGCATCCGGGCGCTGCGCGACGTGGTGGCCGACCAGGCGTACCTGCCCCGCACTGGCGGGCCGGCCAAAACCACCGCCGTCACGGCCGCCGGCTACACGCTGGTGATGGGCCTGGAGGACGACGAGCTGAACAAAACACTCGATACGGGCTGGGCCAAAATGGTCATTGGCCAGGGCAAGGAGGAAATCAGCACCGAGGCCGGCACGCTACACGTGGTGCGCGAGCTAAAACCTATCGAGCCGGGCCAGCACGAGTGGCTAGTGCCGGCCGTGGAAGCCAAGGGCGCCAGCCCGGCTTTCGACCAGGGCGACGACTCGCGCTGCGGCCTGCGCCTACTCTTCGACCGGGGCCTGCAGCAGGACAACTACTACCAGCCCTATCCACTGGCCACGTGGGACGTGAAAAGTTACATCGGCGGGGCCGTGGGCACCAGCACCCTGCGCTGGGATGGGCCGTTCGGCCTCTACGTGACCTGGCACGCCGGCTGGCTGGAGTTCCTGAGCCGGGCCACGACTAAGGAGCGGACGATGCAGTTCGGCATCGCCGACCTGCTCACGCTCGATGCCGGCCGCAAGGAGCTGGTCGACGGCAAGAAGTATTTGTGGGAGAAGGTCTCCCTCAACCTAAGCACCACCGGCCGCGCGCTGGAGAGTGCCCAGTTCACCTATCGCTACTGCCGCTTATGAGCACCGACCCGACCCAGCTCAGCGAGTTGGATGTGGCCAAAAAGTGGCTTGACATCACCATCACGCGCTTTATCGACAACATGCGCCGGCTGCGCATCCAGGACACGGGCACCCTCATGGCCAGCTTCCAGAAGCAAGTTGTCGGCTCGGCTGAGGGCCGCCTGCAACTGCGCCTGAGCTATGCCCTGTATGGCAAGTTTGTCGACATGGGTGTGGGCCGGGGCATGGCGGCGGGCGTGCGCCAGGGCGACGACGGCTACGACCGCGTGCGGCGCAACCGGGGCCAACTGCGCCGCCACACCCGCAAGGCCCGCGACTGGTACGGCCGTGAGATGGGCTACCAGACCAAGCGCCTGGCCGAACTCATGCTCGACCTCTACGGCACCGTGCTGATTGCCAACACCACCGACCTGCCCGGTGAAAACATTATTAACTTTTAAGCTAAGTACTCATGTTATTACAGCCCAATAATTCAAACAATTACGCTAGCATGCAGCAGCTTCATACGCAGGCCGCCATTTTGCGCGCCCGCCTGGATATGATGCGCCTAGACCACCCCGATCGCGCTGCCCTCGTCGTAGAATTCGCCTCGCTGCAAGGTCAACTCAAGCTCTCACGGAACGGCATCGAGCGATTCGCCGCGCCAGGCTCCACCTTCTAATCAGCGCTGGAGATGGCAGATAATAAGGAAACCCGGCAGGTTGAGATAATTCTTAACGCCCAGCAGGCCAACGCCTCGATTAAGGAAATGGCGGCCGGCGTCGGGCTGATGAAGAATCAGCTCGACAAAATGGCCCAGGACGACCCGCGCCGCGAGCAGCTCAAGAAGGATTTTGATGAGCTAAGGACGCGGGTGGCGGCGGCACGGACGGAAGTGTACGGCTTTGTGCAGACCGAGGAGCAGCTACGCCAGGCCGAGGAGCGGCTGCTGCAAGTCAACGCCCAAACCATCGCCCAGGGCCAGGTACAAACGGCCTCGTACCGGGAGATGAAAGATGCAGCCGGCCTGCTGGAGCAGCAGTTGGAGGAGCTGTCGAGCGACGACCCCGGCCGGCAGCAACTCATCGCCGACTACCAGGAGCTGAAAACCCGCATGGCGGCCGCCAAGCAGGAATTCAACGAGACCGCCCAGTCGGCCGAGCAACTGCGCCAGCAGGAGCTGGAGCTAGCCGAGGCCAACCGCCAACTCGTGGCCACGGGCCAGGCCGGCGGGGCGTCGATGAACGAGATGAAGGCCGCGGCCGGCCTGCTGGAGAAGCAGTTGAACGAAATCAGCCGCGACGACCCCGGCCGCGCGGCCCTGATTCGGGATTACCAACTCCTGCAGCAGCGGATGGAAGCCGCCAAGGACGAGGTGAAAACCTACGTGAAAACGGAGGAGGAACTGCGCGCCGAAACGGAGGCACTAAACGCCGAAAATCAGCAGGTTATCCTGAACGGCCAGAAGGTAACGGCCAGTTTCAACCAGATGGATAAGGCCGCCAAAACGCTGGAGGCCCAGCTCAAGGACTTGTCGGCCGACGACCCGGGTCGCAAGAAACTGCTCGACGACTACCACGCGCTGCAGGAGCGCATCGAGGGCGTAAAGAAGGAAATGGGCCAGGCTGAGGAGGAGGCCAGCGTGTTTAAACAGGCGCTGGCCTTCGCGGGCGTGACCGTGGGGGCCGAAATGGTGATTGATGGCATTAAGGAACTGGGCGCCGAAATCATCAATACGACCAAGGAAGTGGCCGATTTGCGGGCCAACATCAACACCCTGACCGGGGCCACCGGCGCCGAGCTGGATGGCCTCACCACGTCGGTGCTGGCCGTGAGCCGCACCTTCGGTAAGGACTTCAACGAGGTGCTCCAGGCCGGCAACACGCTCGCTAAACAGATGGGGGTGAGCCAGCAGGAAGCCATGCGCCTGATTCAGCAAGGCTTCCTGGCCGGCGCCGATGCCGGCGGCGACTTCCTCGACCAGGTGAAGGAGTACGCCCCGCAGTTTAAAGACGCCGGCTACGCGGCCCAGGACTTTATCGGGCATATTTCGATGGCCTCGACCCAGGGCATCTTCTCCGACAAGGGCGCCGACGTGGTGAAGGAGTTCGGGCTCCGGATTCGGGAGCAGACCAAAGCCACGGGCGAGGCCATGCAGGCCGCGTTTGGCTCCGACTTCACGGCGAAAATCTTCTCTGGCATCAAGGACGGCAGCCTGACGGTGGAGCAGGCCTTGCAGCAGGTGGCCAAGCAGATGGATGAGACGCAGATTCCAGCCAACCAGCTCCAGACCGTGATTGCCGACGTGTTCGGTGGGCCGGGCGAGGATGCCGGCATCGAGTATCTGAAGTCGCTGAAGAACGTGGGCAAGAGTGTCGACGAGCTGGTGGATAAAACCAACGTCTACACCCAGCGCCAGGAGCGGCTGTTGGCCTCCCAGACCGAGCTGGCCGAGGCCCAGAACGCGCTGACCAAGGAGTTCGAGGGTGGCAGCACCGTGCTCGACACCCTGACCAACCAGGGCCTGACGCTGCTCTACACCCTGCTGGCCAGCCTGGGCGCCACATTTAAGGAGTTGTCGGAGCCGATTTCGGCCATCTGGCGCTCGTTTGCTGACCTAGCTGAGCAGATGGGCTGGTTCAGCGAAGGCACGCTCACAGCCAAGTCGGCCGGCGAAATGCTTGGGGCCGTGATTCATGCGCTTATCCAGCCCATGCGCATCGGCTACCTCATTATGGCCGACCTGGTGAAGGCCACCGTGGAGTGGGCCAAGAGCAGCGACAACGCGCGGGGCTACCTGCGCCTGCTGGCCTCGCCCGTGGTGGCCCTATTTGACTTGCTCAAGAACGGGCCGGCCTATTTCGCCGGCTTCTCGGCCGCGGCCGAGACGGCCTTCGGGGGCATCGGTCGGGCCTGGGCCAAGGTGAAGAGCGGGGAGTTCAGCGGGGCTAAGGATGAATTTGCCCGAATGGGCAAAAACATCGGCGAGGCCTACCGCAAAGCGTTTGACGAGGCGTCCACCAAAAAAACTGCCACGTCGGCTACCACCCAGGCGGCCGGCGACGACCCTACCAAGCGTGCCCAGGGCGGCGACGGCATCACCGACGCCGAGCGCCAGAAAGCAGCCGAAAAAGCGCAGAAGGAGCGCGATAAGGAATACAAGGCCCGCAAGGCGGCCCGTGATAAGGCCGACCAGGAGCACCTCAACGACCTGAAAAAGTTCGTGAAAGAGGAAGGCGGGCTGCTGGAGGAGCGCAATGCGCTGGCGGGCCAGGTCATGCAGGTGGAACTGACCCGCCAGGGCCAGGTGCGCCAAGCCGCGGAGGATAGAATCATCGAGTCGGCCAAAGACCGCCTCAACAAACTCACCGGCCTAGAGAGCGACTACACCGACCAAGTGCTCACCATCCAGCAGGAGCGGGGCGAGCAGCTGCAGGCGCTGCACGCCCGGTGGGCCGAGGAGGATGAGAAGAACCGCCAGCGTGCTATCGACGAACAAATCAAACTCAACGAGGCTGAGAGCCAGGAGCAGTTGGCGTACTACCAGTTGCAACTCGCCGATAAGATGCTCAACGAGCAGGGCTATAACGAGCTGGTGTTTCAGGAAAAGCAGGCGGCCAAAGACCGCGAGTTGGCGCTACTGAAGCAGAAATACGGAGAGGAAACGGCTGAGTATAAGAAACTCAATGCCGAAAAACTGAAGGAGCAGGCCGCCCACAACGCCAAGAGCCAGAAGATAGACAGCGACGCGGAGAAGTTCAAAAAGGGTATCAGCAAGGTAGAGGCGGCCCTTAACAGCGACAACGTCAAGTTTCTGGAGGAGAGCCTGGGTAAGCAGACCGTCTTATATAAGGCCTTCCAGGTGGCGCGCAAACTGGCCGCCGCGGCTAGAATTCAGATGGACTTGGTGCAGGAAGTCCAGGGCTACTGGAAGAACTCGTCGGAGTTCGGGCCGGCCGGGGTGATTTGGGCCGGCATCCAGAGCGGCCTGGCTGCCGTGCGGGCCGGGATGGCCCTGAGCCAGCTCAACGGTTTTGCCAAGGGTGGCGCCACTGGCGACGGCATGGTGGTGCCGCGGGGCGGCGGGATGCGTCAGGCAATGGGTATGGCGATGGGCCTGGGTGTGGGCAGCAACGGCAAGCTGGTCGACGAGCAGGGCCTGGAGGTGGCCGGCATCGTACATAAAAATGAGTACGTCATTCCGGAGTGGATGCGCGAAGACCCCGAGGTGCTGCAAGTCGAGAACTGGCTGGAGGCCCGCCGGCAGCGCGGCAGCTTCGTCAACGGAGGCACCACCACCGAGGGCGACACTCGCGCGGCCGGCGGCGCAACCTCTCCGGAGGCCGCCAGCTCGCAGCTCGTGCAGGTGCTGACCTCGCTCGACCAGCGTTTGCTGAGCGTCGAGGACTGGGCCAAGAACCTGAAGGTGTACAACGACCTGCTCGACCTGAACCGTGAACTGGAGAAGGCGAAGAAGGTGCAGAATCAGTCAGCCGTGCGCGCAACCGAAAAATAGCCCTCCAATTAACGACCGTATTTTGGAGGGTTTCCGACCCTAGCCAAACGCCCCTAAAAACGCAGGTTTTTGGGGGCATTTTTTTATACCCTTTATTGGAGGGTAAATTCGGGCATGAAGCCGACCCATTTCCCAACAGTAGAGCAGTACTCAGAGCAACTGCGCCCCTTTGTAGATGCTGGCTACGAAGTCAAGTTCGAAAACTCATTTGCGGACAGAACAAGTGTTTTGCATGGGAAGCACCTGAAGAGAGAATTCATCTTCAGCGTAGACGTGCCTGAACATTGTCTAACTCTACCGGCGATGATGCTGCCCTGGCTAGATAATCTACTGGAGCAAGTAGAGGCAGATATCAAGCAGAATCACCCGGTCTATAAGATTTAGAATGCGAGTAGCCATCTACGCCCGGGTGTCGACGAAGGACAAAGGCCAGGACACCGAGAACCAGCTGCACCAGCTCCGCGAGTTTGCCGAGCGGCATGGCAGTATATATAAGGTGTACACCGACCAAGAGTCGGGCGGCAAGGCCGACCGCACCGAATTCAAGGCCCTACTGCTCGAGGCCTACCAGAAGAAGTTCGACCTGGTGGTGTTCTGGCGCCTCGACCGCTTCAGCCGCGAAGGCGCCCTGGCCACGCTCCGCTACCTAAAGGAGCTAAAAGACCATGGTGTGAATTATAAATCATTCACCGAACCCTACCTCGACTCACTCGGGCCGTTCGGCGACGTCATCGTTTCGATGCTGGCCACCATCGCGGCCCAGGACTTGATTAAGATTTCGGAGAACACCAAGGCGGCCCTGGCCAAGAAACGGGCAGCGGGTGTGAAGCTGGGCGCACCTGCTAAAAGTGAGGAAATTCTGAAGAAAGTGCGTCAGTTAAAGGCAGAAGGTGTATCTAACCAGAAGATTGCCCGCGACCTCAACATATCGCCCAGCACAGTAGCCAAGTATTTATCGACCTAAATAACTGAGTTTGGACTATTTAAGCTGGGCAGTCGTTAAGGAAGGGCAATCGCTCCACATCCTAAATCCTTTACCTGTATGAGCCCAAGCGAATCCAACACCAACCACATAAACGATGCGGTAGAAAAATTTTACACTGTGAATAATGATAACTTGAATACAGTGCCATCTGTAGCTAGAAAGGTTTTCTTTGAGTTTTTACACACAAAGCCCAGCCTATCCAGAGACGAAATTGACGCTATCTGGTCAATTGGTCAACTACTAGAAGACTTGTGCTTAACTAAGCGTAACCCCAAATAAAAAAGGCCCTGGCTACTACGCCAGGGCCTTTTTTATTTACTGAATACCGGGAAACCGGGAAACCGGGAAACCGGATTTCACTAATTATCCAACTCATCCATCCTATCTATTTCGGCCTGCTTCATCGCCTCATCCACGTGCACGTACTTCATAGTCATGCTGAGCTTCTTGTGCCCGAGTAGCTTCTGGAGCACTTCGACCTTACCGCCCTTGCGGATGAAGTTGGTGGCGAAGGTCTCGCGGCCGATGTGGTGGTGCAGCTTCGTTTCAATGCCCAGGGCCTTACCTATCGCGTTTAATTGGCGATTCGTGTACTGGTCGGTGTAGAGGAAAAAACCGTCGCACTCGTTTTCGGCCTGGCTGTCCTGAAGGTAGCTCAGGGCCTTCTTGGTAATGGGGAGCAGCAATTCCCGCTCATCGTATCGATACGTTTTGTGGGGCTTCAATTCCATCTGCTGGCCGGCCACCTTTACTGAACCCATTTGCTTCAGGTCGCCTAGCCTCAGCCCACAGTGGCAACTAAACAGAAACTTCTGGAGCATCCGCCGCTGGGGGGAGCCGTGGGCCAGGCAGGTGTAGTGCTGCTCGAGCAGCAGTAGCTCAGCCTCGGTCAGTGGCTTCCACTTGCCCTCCACCGGCGAGCTGGTGAAGTATTCGTAAGGATTGTCGAAGGTGATTTTGTCGCGCCGGGCCAGCTCGAGGTAGGCCTTAATGCTGCGGTGCCGGCGTGCGCAGGTGTTCTGGCAGCTATTGTGCTCCTTCTTCAGCCACGAATCGAAGTCAGGCGCCAGGCGGTGGGTGATGGTGCAGAAGGGCAGGGTAAGTGCTTTATCGTCGACACCAGGTAACGCGGCAGCTTTCTTGCCTGGCTTGCTCCGGACAGGCCGCTTAGAATAGACCACGAACTCCTTAAGCTTATTGAGGGTCGAGCGGTGGCTTTTTTGGGTAAGCTCGGAAATCTGCCCGCGACGATATCGCTCATCGATGCGGGCATCCATATAGGTCAGGAAGCACTCACGGCTGGCGCCACTGTTGTACTCGCGCAGGAATTCGTCGGCAGTGAGGTGCCGCTTGCTGAGCCGATATCGGATGGCTATTTCATTGGCCGTGCCCAGGGCCTGGCCAATGAGCAGGTTGTGGTCGGCCGCTTTCTGGGTCACGTCATCACCGAGCAGGGCCATCGCCGCGCGCAGCTGCTCGGTGACTTCCGGCGTGCGCTTACCTGCCGGTGGCTTGCTCAGGCAACGCCCGGCGTCTTTGTCCCAGAGCAGTTCGGGCCAGGCAAAGCCCAGCGCGAGGTTCATGACTTTTCGATTTAGGATGACCTGGAGCCGGACGGTGTTGAGCCCGTTTTTTTGGGCTGGCATCCGCAAGCAGATGGTAGCTGAGAAATTCACGTGGTAAACAAGTGGTAAACGCCAACGCAAAAACCCCAATAGAAAAACCCCTCTTCCGGTCTGGAAGAGGGGTTTTCCTATTGGGTAATGTGGCCAAAAGGCCTCAAGGTAGCGGGGACTGGACTCGAACCAGTGACCTTTGGGTTATGAGCCCAACGAGCTACCAACTGCTCCACCCCGCACTGTTTGGTAGTACAAAGGTAAGAAAAAAAGTTGGAGCGCCAAGTCTTTTCA